GCGCCTGGAACCTGGACGATCTGGACAAGGCGCTGAAGGCCGTTCAACAACAGCGAGACCTGCTCGGCACGGATGCCGCGAAGACGGTGAAAGCCGAGATGACGGGTGCGGGCGGTGTTCCATTGAACCCGATCCCGGTCATCGATCTGTCGAAACTCTCAAATGCCCAACTCGACCAGCTCGAACACATCCTCGTCGCGCTCACCGTGGCCGACGCTGGAGCAAGTACGGGTTGAGAAGGCGAAGCGCAGCTTCTACGAGTACGTCAAGCAAGCCTGGCATATCGTCGAGCCGGGAACGAAGTTCGTAGACAACTGGCACATCAAGGTCATCTGTGACCACCTTCAGGCGGTCACCGAAGGCAAGTTCACCAGGCTGATCATCAACGTCCCGCCGCGGACGCTGAAATCGACCATCGTCTCGGTGCTATGGCCGACGTGGGAGTGGGGCCCGGCCGGCAAGCCGCACCTGCGATACCTCACGGCATCGCACATCGAAAAGCTGGCAACGCGGGACGCAGTGGCCTCGCGCCGGGTCATCTCGTCGCAGTGGTATCGGAGCCGCTACGGCGATCTGGTCAAGCTCACCGGCGACCAGAACGAGAAGACGCGCTACGAAAACACGAAGCGCGGCTATCGCGTCTCGACATCGGTCGGCGCCGGCGTAGTCGGCGAGGGCGGCAACCGGATCGTCATCGACGATCCGCACGACATGCTGCAGATTTTCAGCGATGTCTACCGCATGCGCGGGCTGGACTGGTGGGACAACGCCATGTCCACGCGCCTGAACGATCAGGCCGTCGATGCCGTGGTCCTGATCATGCAGCGCGGTCACACCGAAGACATGACCGGGCACTTCCTGGCGACCGGCGAGTTTCAGCATGTCTGCCTGCCAATGGAGTTCGACGGTGTCCGGCGCCGCACGGTGCTCGGCGAGTACGACATCCGCACAAAGGAAGGCGAACTCCTGTTCGAGCGCCGCTTCCCGCTAGCGGTACTGGCGAGCCTGAAGCTCGCGCTCGGCAGCTACGGCACGGCCGGTCAGTTGCAGCAGCAGCCGATCCCGATGGGCGGGACGATCTTCAAGCGCGATTGCTGGCAATACTACAAGGTGCTGCCGCAGCTTGAGGAGCTGGTGCTCTCGGTCGACTGCGCCTTCAAGAACTTCGAGAGCAGCGACTACGTGGCCATCCAAGCCTGGGGGCGCAAGGCCGTAAACAAGTATCTCATCGACCGGATCAAGGAACACCTGTCGTTCGCCGGGACCGTCGAGACCATCCGGCAGATGAAGCGGAAGTATCCGAACGCGATTGCGATCCTGATCGAGGACGCGGCCAACGGTCCCGCCGTGATCGAGACATTGAGCAAGGAAATTGCCGGCGTGCTGCCGATTCAGCCTCAAGGTGGAAAGGTCGCGCGTGCATACGCCATTCAGCCGCAGCAGGAGGCCGGCAACCTCTGGCTGCCGGATCCGGACATTGCGCCGTGGATTCATGACTATCTGATGGAACTGAGCGCGTTCCCCGGGGCACCAAACGACGACGAAACCGACGCCACGACGCAGGCTGTGACCTGGTACGAGCTGCGCGGCGGGCAACCATCCGTGAGGGCACTTTGAAACTACCAGGTTTTCTACAGCGTTGGGTCCATAAGGAAAGCGCCGTCGGCCAGATGATCGCGACCTTCGGTCTCGGCCGCGCGGTTTTCCCGAAGCGCGACTTCGCCAACTTCGCCAAGGAAGCCTATCAGCTCAACGTCATCGCCTATCGCTGCATCGAGCTGATCAGCAGCGCCGCGGCGAGCGTGCCATGGCTGCTGTACCGAGATGAAGCCGAAATCGACGATCACCCGCTGCTGATGCTTCTGCGCCGTCCAGCTCCAATGCAGTCCGGCAAAGAACTGTGGACCGCGCTCTACGCCTATGACCTGCTGACCGGCAATGGGTATCTCGAACGGGTAATGGTGGGCAGTGGCCAGCGAGTGCAGGAACTGTACGCACACCGGCCAGACCGGATGAAGGTGGTACCTGGCCCCTTCGGCTTGCCCAGCGCGTTCGAGTATCACGTCAACGGCCAGACGCGGCCCTTTGCAGTGGATCCCGCTAGTGGTAAGTCCAGCATCCTGCATGTCAAGCGCTTTAACCCGCTCGACGACTGGTACGGGCAGTCGCCGCTCGAGGCGATTGGCATGAGCGTCGACTCGCACAATGAGGCGACGAAGTGGAACTACGCGGTCCTGAAGAACGGCGCCCGCCCGAGCGGCGCCATGGAGTATCAGAGCACGATGGACGATACAAACTTCAACCGGCTGAAGGGCGAGATCGACGGCATGTATAGCGGCCAGAACCGCGGCCGGCCGATGCTGCTGCAAGGCGGACTGAAGTGGGTGCAGATGATGCTCTCGCAGATGGAGATGGACTGGCACAAGGGCAAGCAGACCAGCGCCGCGGAGATCGCGGTGGCGTACAACGTCCCCGAGCAGCTCGTCGGCGTGCCCGGCCAGCAGACCTACAACAACTATCGCGAAGCGCGCCTGGCGTTGTATGAGGATGCTGTACTCCCACTGCTCGACCGCTATTCCGAAGCGCTGACGAACTGGTTCCAGCAGGTACCCGAGTTTGAGAGCCTGCGCATTGGCTATGACATCGACCAGATCCCTGCGCTGGCGCCGCGGCGCGAAGCGATGTGGGATAAGGTGCAGAACGCCGGCTTCCTCACAATTGACGAGAAGCGCCAGGCGCTGGGCTATGAGCCCTACCTTCCGAGCGAGGACCCCGGTGGCGTCATCTTCGTGAGTGCAGCCAACCTGCCGCTGACCGATCTGTCGCTGGTCTCAGGCGATGGCGCGGGCATGGAGCAAGGCGAAGGCGGAGGGGTAGTGGGACTCGGGCTGGACACCGCGCAGATCCAGGCCGTCGTCCAGATCGTCCATGAGGTCGTCAACGGCACGCTGCCTGCCGAGAGCGCGACGACCTTGCTGCGCTTGGCGTTCCCGGCGCTCGACGAAGCGACCATCGCCGCGCTGATCAAGCCCGCGGAGGAACTGGAGCCACCCAAACCCGCGGCCACGGCGCCCGGCGAAGACGACGAGGAAAGCGAGGACGAAGACGACGAGGACGAAACTCGCCGCCGCGTGCGCCGCCATGTGATTCGTTGCCTACGGGCGCAGCGCGCAAGAGTCGGCAGATCGCGACTCGATAAAGCCTCCCGGCTGGCCTACGGGGGCAAATAGCCCGTGCCTCGCCGGCTGCTCGGCCCGCCCGCAACCGTCCGGCGGAACTTCCTCATGCTCGCGGCAAGGCGCGAGGCTGCACTGAGTAAGCGGCTATCTGGCGAGTTCGCGCGCATGGCGCGAGAGGCCGCGGCCGCCCTCGTTCGCGGCCACGACGCCGATTCCCAGGTCAAACCGGACCACGAAACACGGGTCAGGCGCCTGCTGAGGGCCGCGTACAGCGAAGGCATGCCCGTCTTCGGTAAACCTATCATCGATGCAGCCGGCAAAGATCGGCATCAGAACGCCAAGTTCGAGCGCCGCGTGTTGTTGTGGATCGAAGAAGTCTCGATGCGCAAGGTCACGCTGATCAGCGAGACGACGCGCGCGCAGCTTCGCAATATCGTTGCCGCCGGACGCGGGGATGGGCTGGGCGTCCTGGAAATCGCGCGGCATATCCGTAACGACATGGGCGGAATCATCGGGCCAGTGCGTGCTCGCAGCATCGCGCGCACCGAGGTCCACTCCGCAGCCAACGCGGCGCAACTCTTCGCGGCCGAAGCCCTCGGGCGCGAAGCGATGAAGCGCGAATGGATTGCGGCTGGCGACGAGCGCACGCGCGAGGACCACGTGGCAGCCGACGGACAGATCGTTGCCTTGGAGCAGCCGTTCTCCGTCGGCGGTGAATTCCTGATGTACCCGGGCGATCCAGACGGGTCGCCTGAGCAGATTATCCAGTGCCGATGCACGACCGGCTTCATCCTGCCGGACTAGGAGATACGAATGAGCGCTGAGTTCAAACGCATGAATGTGCCCTTCGAGTTCGACGCGGAGTCGAAGGCGTTGGACGAAGAGGGGAAATTTACTGGCTATGGCAGCGTGTTTGAGGTCATCGATTTGGACCGCGAGGTAATCGCTAGGGGCGCGTTCACGAAGACGCTCAATGAATGGCGGCGCAGGAAGCGCCTGCCCCCGGTGCTCTGGCAGCACAACACGAGAGAACCGCTTGGCCCGTATACCGACATGGTGGAAGACGACAAAGGGCTGAAGGTCGAGGGCCAATTGCTGATCCACGACATCCAGAAGGCGCGCGAGGCGCGTGCACTCATGCGGGCCAAGGCCGTCGATGGCCTCAGCATCGGCTTCATGACGAAAAAGTGGAAGCCTGATGAGGAGCGTCGGGTCCGGGTTATCGAGGAAGTCGAGCTGCTGGAGGTCAGCATCGTGACGATGCCGGCCAATCCGAAGGCTACAGTCATGGACGCCAAGGGCAACCAATCCATTACCGTCGAGCAGATCGAGACTCTGACGACGATGAAAGAATTCGAGGAGATCCTGCGTGAGGCTGGCTTCTCCCGTGCGGCGGCGACTGCGTTCGTCGCCAAGTGCATCAACCAGAGTGAGTCTGGCGGCAGCAACCAGAGAGAGTCTGGCAGTGAAATGGAGCGGTTCGCAAAATCGCTCGAACAGGTTCTGTCTTCCAACTAACTTTGGAGTAAATCATGAAAACGTACATGCAGGACAACGCGCTGCGGCTGCTGGCCGTGGCCGTGGTCATCGCGCTGATGGCGGCTGGGGTATTCCCCGATCCGGCACTGGCTGGCGCATTGGGCACCTTGCCCTTCCTCGTCGGCGACACGAAGGATATGGACCAGGTGCTCAAGGTCTTCGAGGATTTCAAGAAGGCCAACGATGAGCGCCTGAAGCAAATCGAGGAGAAGGGCCGCGCCGATCCTCTGCTGGAGGAAAAGGTAACCAAGGCCAACGAAGCCGTCGATAAGGTGATCAAGGCGGCCGAGGAAAACGCCAGGAAGCTCGTGCTGGTCGAAACCGAGCTGAAGACCGAAAAGGCCCGCGGCGACACGATCGAGGCCACGCTGCAACGCCTGAACAAGGGCGCAGCCGGCGGTGGTCAGATCATTCAGGTCAAAGCCGAGCACTTGGCCGAGTACCAATCGGTCTACGGCGAAGTCAACGAGGCGCAGTACCTCGAGCACAAGTCTGCCCTCAAGCAGTTCATGCGCAAGGGCGATCACTCGAAGCTCGATGGCTTTCAGGCCAAGGCGATGAGTGTCGACTCGAACGCCGACGGTGGCTACTGGGTCATGCCCGACACCAGCGGCAGGGTCGTATCCAAGATTTTCGAGACTTCGCCGATGCGGCAGTTTGCGGCGGTGCAAGCGATCACGACCGACGCACTGGAGGGCACCTACGATCTGGACGAAGCTGCGTTCGGATGGGTGGCGGAGAGCGGCTCCCGCACCGAGACGGCGTCGCCGCAAACCGGTCAATGGCGCATCCCGGCCCACGAGATGTATGCCATGCCCAAAGCCACGCAGAAACTGCTCGACGATTCCAGCGTGGATCCGGAAGCATGGCTGGCGAACAAGGTCTCCAACCGCTTTTCGCGGGGCGAGGCTGCGGCGTTCGTCAACGGGTCCGGGGTCACGCAGCCCCGAGGCTTCCTGACCTATGCGCATGGCGTGCCGACCAAGGGTGCGTGGAAGGTCGTCGAGCAAACGGCTACCGGGGTATCAGCCGATTTCGCTGCTGCCGACAAAGCCGACATCTTCCTCACGGTCATGGGCAAGCTCAAGGAGTTCTACATGCCCGGCGCCATCTGGGCGATGAACCGGACCACCAAGGCCGCGGTGCGGAAGTTGAAAAGCGGTGACGGCAACTACCTGCTGGCGATCGACTGGTCGCAGGGCGTGCGCGAGACGATCCTGGGCTTGCGTGTGGTCGGCTTCGAGGACATGCCGTCCTACAACGTGGCCGATGCGCTCGCCATCGCTCTCGCCAATTTCGGCGAGGGCTACCAGATCGTGGACCGTCAGGGCATTCGGGTGCTGCGCGACCCGTTCACTTCGAAGCCCTTCGTGCTGTTCTACACCACGCGGCGCGTCGGCGGTGATGTCATCAACCACGAGGCCATCAAGCTCGTCAAGTTCGGCGTCAGCGTCTAAGCGCTGAAAGCCGGCGGGACCAGCCGGCTCTAGCGTCGCTGGTCCCGGCTTGATCGTCGCGTTTGATCGTTTTCTCTTGCA